CGTGGAAGTGGTAAAGGCGGCGGACGTGGTGGTGGAGTTGGCGGCGGCCGTGGAAGTGGTAAAGGCGGCGGAGTTGGTGGAGGTCGTGGAGGCGGAAAAGGTCATAAATAATGGCATTTTTTTATCACAGTATCATACGTAAAAACTTTGTAGCATTTATGTCGATGTTCGATAATATTCATATTAATCGATTCGACAATCTTGGTGCTGTGACCAAAGACATCAAGGTGCCTATCAGCTTTGATATGAAACATAAGATGGTTATATGGGTCACCCAGATAGTGACGGAGAGCATAGGGAACGTGCTTCCCCGGCTCTCCGTCCAATTTAACTCCATCCAACATGATCCGGATAGACGGCTTAATCCATTTAACAAAATTATAGAAGACCCCGTAGCTGGGTTTAGAGATTTTACATTCCAACCAGCGCCTTACAATATTGGAATAACGCTCTCGCTCTGGACTATTAAAATGACGGATGCTCTTCAAATCATTGAACAGATTGCTCAAGGGTTCAATCCCAAGAGGAATGTCACTGTAAACGAATTTCCGTTATTGGGAGTAGCCCATGACGTGGAGGTCATCATGGAAAGTATCTCTCCAGAAATGACCTTTCGTGATCTAACAGAAACAGATGAACGGGTGTTAGAGTTTTCGTTTGATTTCATTATGAAAACTCATCTATATCCAGAACTTGGGAATGAAGGGCTTATCACAGAAATTGAACTTATGATTTCTCAGGGAATATCTCCAACCAAGGAAATTGAACTTGTAACTATAACAGAGTTTGAAACAACGATAACTGACCCACCATGATAAGATTTAAGGAGTCATTAGACGTGATTATAGAAGCCGCTATTCAGTCTGACACTGGGTGGGTGAAATCACGTCTGGTCAAACTGGAGAAACAGTTTAAGGCTATTGTAAAAGGTATGGGAATACCATCGGCTAAGGGGATCACGGCTGGGAATAAAAAGTTAGCTGATTTGTTGCTGAAGGCGTTTATTAATGATGGTGTTTTTATCGGGTATAATCACAACGGAATGTCCTCAAACGAAGATGAGAATGAGGTAGGGTTGAATGGCGGATTCACGGCTGTGGGGGAGAAAACTCCCATCATGGTTGTCTATGTAAATAAGAATTTATGGCAAGCCGCTCTGACACCAAATAACTGGCGTTATTTTGTTGAGAGGTTCGCTAACATTGTAGGACACGAACAGGTACACCGGACTCAACATGCACGGGCCAAGTCCGCCGGGAAACATATGGAATTGGTTCGACAGTTTAATCTACCGACACCCGGTAAGACAGAACAGGAAAAACTTGAAGCGTACCTGTCCAATAAATATGAACTTTCAGCGTGGGCAACCACAGCTTTTAATGAACTGGTAGGAAGAGGATATACCAACGAAGAAATATTACGTATTATTCAGAAACCTTTCCAGAATCTTAGAGGGTTAGAATCCTCTAATGCTCTAATGACTTATCTGGATTATTTCGATTTAAAGAATCCAGTCATGAAGAGATTTATGAAGGTAATGTTCCAACTGGCCAAGGGAGAAGGACGGCTATGAAAAGTTTCATAGAATACATTGAAGAAGCCGTTATCGTGCCGAAAGACTCTAAATCAGTCAAGGGAATTATTACCAAAGGTTTCCGGGAGTGGTATCAAGATTTTCTTAACCGAAGAGAGTTTAATTGGACGGTGAAGATAGATTATACAGAAGAGTTTTACAACCTGACCAAGCGTTGGTTGGATGGTGGACTCAAGTCCAAAGCCATCTGGGTTCTTCCGGCTGGAACAAGCAAGGAGGCTATGAAGCTTACTCCGATATCTATTAAGAACGGGATTATCGGGGCTATGTACCACCCATACTTTAATAACATTAAAATTTACGTGAATGATAAGCTCATGATGAAATGGTTATTAGGCGATGACAAGGATATTACCAAAAGGTGGGTAAGCACCCTGAAGGTACTCATGAAGGCCATAGATCATGAATTGGTTCATAAGGAGCAGTGGAACAGGGTTCCTGATAATGTACGGGGAGCGGCATTAGCTAATATAGCATTTAACAAGGCTAAGTGGTCTGAACAGTTTGGAGAAGATTATTTTACTCAACCCAATGAGATGATGGCTTATGCACAGGATGCCGCCAAGGAAATAATTTCCTACGCACAGAGACATAAATTGGACCCGTTTGAAGTCCAGAAGAAAATACAGGTTTTCATCAAGAAGCACGGTAATCTGTTCGACAGTAAGGAATTTTCAACATATGCCATTTATCTGATTTATGGTATTGGAGCCCGTGGAAAGAAGATGTTAAACAAATTTCACAAGATGGTTTTTCAGTATTTGGAACAATTAACAGGATGAAACGATTTCTTCAATACATAGCAGAAGAGTGGTTCGATACCCGGCGTTCAGGACTCAATAGAGATATTGTGTATGAGATTTTTAAGAATCCAACCGCTAGAGAAACACAGGATTTAGACCCCAAAAAAGAAGGAGTCAGAGGAATTATTAAAGGCGCTGATATTTTGCTCTGGCCTGTATACGCTGACCTTCATGCCAAAATAAAGACGGTTTATAAATGGACCATGGCCGAATCAATTTTAATTTTTAGAATGGGCGGTGAAAAGTGGGTTACCCTATCAACTGATTATGATCGGGGATACCCCTATAAGGAATTGGTAGTTGTAAAAAAGAATCTTGAAAGCCACAAGAATCTTAGAAAGGCTATGGGGGGAGATTTCACAGTCTATAAAAGCGGAAAGGTTCCTATCAAATGAAGAGATTCGGTGAATTCATAGTTGAGAATGACGAACTCCAGCAAGATGTTGAGAAAATTATTAAACATCTGATGCTGGCGTCAAAAGGGAGCCGTGTTAAGTTGGTTGCTTTGGTAGAGGTTGGAGCCGTGCCCGTCCTTGAAAATTATGAACGTGGGTCTAAAGAATACAAGCTAATTATGGAGCGGGTCTACCGCAGATTGGAGACGATGTTGCGATGAATGGTGACGAAAGAAAAATCGAAGAAATGGTTCCGGGTGATGGGAAAGATAACGTAGAACAGTTTCCCGGTATACCAGATAATCTGGATGAATTAAAGCCGGACCTTGGCGAAGTGGGCAAGATTGACTTTGTTGATACGAAAGAGGTTGAATTAACCCATAATGAGGATGAAGCCAAAAACTATGATGTGGATCGGAAGTACGTCCGGACCAAAATGTATCGTCTTATCGAGGCCGGAGATGCCGCTATTGCGAACGCTTTGTTGATGATGAAAGAAACAATGGGGGTTCGTGAACTTGAGGCCGCTTCAAGCCTTATCAGAAATACTGTAGATGCTTTAGCCAAACTCCAAGATTCCAGTTCAACTGCTATGAAGGATGCCGTGAAGATGAGGGGCCGGAGTTTCAACCCGGAAGAGGATACTGACAAGTCTGGGAGGAAACAAGGCAACCTTAGTGATATTGCGGCCGATGATTAATGGCGGCTCCCAAATACAAACAAGGGCGCTTTAGTCCTATCTTCCCCAAAAAATATCGGGGGAATCTGTCCAACATTATTTTCCGTTCCGGTTGGGAATTGAGGGTGATGAAGCATCTTGATGAGAGTGACAAGATACTTGCTTGGAACTCTGAAGAGGTGATGATTCCTTATCGTGATCCGTGGACTGACAGACCCCGGCGTTACTTTCTTGATTTTTGGTTCGCTATGAAAAACGGTGATGGTGAGATTAAAGAATATCTGGTTGAAGTTAAACCGTACAAACAGACAATTCCTCCCCAACCCCCAAAGATAAATAATTATAAGGCCCTGAAGCGGTATAACAGGGAGAAGAACCAATATATCCGCAACCAAGCGAAGTGGAAGGCGGCTACAAGGGTCTGTGAGGCCCGTGGCTTGTCTTTTATCATTATGACCGAGAGAGAGTTAGGATTAGAGAGAAGAAGGCGTTAGATGGAAACTCTGGGCTTAAACACACCCACTCCTGAAATAATCCCGGCGTTCATTTATGATCGTATGACGGATTATGCCCCGGAGCTTCCCCCAGTCATTAAGGATGTTAAGGGGAAGAAGATAAAGTACCGTGGCCGGACCCAGATACGTCCGGAAAATTGTACCATCTCCTACACCGATGCCATGATAGAAGAGGTAAAAAGGTGTAAGCGAGATATTGAATATTTTGCTGAGAATTATTTCTACATCATCTCCAAGGATGAAGGCAAGAAGCTCATTGAATTGTATCCGAAGCAGTATGAGATGCTTCGCCACATGCATGAGAATCGCTTCACGGCCACCCTTGCTTCACGTCAGATTGGCAAGACTACTCTGGTTAGTATCATCTTACTTCATCAAGCAATGTTCAATGATGACTTCACCATTGGTGTTCTGTCAAACAAAGAGAAGGGTGCCAAGGATGTTATCAGAAGAATTAAAGTAGCTTATAAGGAACTGCCTCATTGGTTAAAACAGGGTGTTACTGAATGGAACACTCTGAGTATCGTTTTTGAGAATGGCTCACGCATCGAAGCTGAGGCCACATCCGAAGATTCATTCACCGGGCGTTCGCTAAACATCCTCTTTGTGGATGAGGTTGCTAAGATTGCCAAGAACCTTTGGGATGAATTCTGGAATTCAGCCTACCCGACAATTTCATCTGGTACTACCACAAAGGTTTTAATGGTTTCTACCCCGAAAGGTCTGAATCATTGGTATAAGATTTGTCATGACTCCTTGAAAGAACTGTCACCATTTAAGTTCTTCCGTTATGATTGGTGGGAAGTTCCCGGCCGTGACTTGAAATGGAAACAGGATCAAATTGCAACCATATATGAACGTGGGTTTGCTCAGGAATATGGATGTGAGTTCCTTGGCTCTGGTAATACTTTACTTTCCGGAGACGCTCTTAAAAGTCTTGTATGGCATACGCCTATCAGTGTGAAGGATGATTACCATTTCAAGGTATATGAGAATCCCAGCCCTAACCGGGTTTACGTTATCGGAGTGGATACTGGAAAAGGGGTAGAACTTTGTTACAGTGTGGCACAGGTGTTGGATATCACAGAATTTCCTATCAGACAAGTAGCTGTATTCCGGGCGGCTGATATTTTGTATTCAGATTTCCCCGGATACATTATGCATATTGCTGATGAATACTTCAACCCCATTATTATGGTAGAGAATAACGACCTTGGACAATCCGTGGCTGATGCCCTGTTCTTCGATTATGAGTATGACAACCTGTATAGTGAGTTTAAGAAACCAAACATGGGGCTTAGGACTACCACAAAGACAAAACGAATCATGCTCCACTTCATGAGGGACTTAATCGAGACCCAAAAGATGATTGTTAACGATTATGACACTATTGCAGAATTTGGTACTTTTATTAAAAAAGCCAATTCTTATGTACCAGAAGAGGGGTCCACGGCTGATGCAATTATGGCCTTAGCTGTAGGCGCTTATGTTTTAAAAACGGATTGGGTTGATGTTGATAGATTAACTCAAAAAATAGCTCGTGTTGTTTACGTTAATCCTGAGATGGAAGAAACACCATTCCCCATTTTACCATCCGGGTCATATGAAGATACAGAGACAGATGATGATTTTAAAAGATGGCTCATCAGTTAAAGCGTTATCTCTTATAAATACTTGAAAGACTTACCATTAACCCACAAGGAGGATTGTTATGAAAAAGTTGAGTATCGTACTAATGGTATTCGCAATGCTGGCACTGTTCGTGGTTCCGGCTATGGCGGGTGCCGCACTGGTTGAGGATTTGACCGGAGTGTTCAATGAAGCCGTCTTCGGAGTTATCAAACTTCTATCCATGGCCGTACTGGGACTGGTTACTCTGGGTGTCCAGAAACTACTGAAGAAGTGGAAGCTGGAAGAGTACGAAGTTGCTGTTGTTGGTGCCGCTGAAGATGCAATTTTCTACGCCGAAGAATGGGCACGAAAGAAAGCGTCTGAAAGAGGTTACGCTGTTGCTGGAGCCGAAAAGTTTGATAAGGCTTACATGAAAATGGCCGGAAAACTTCCGTTCCTTGATAGTGAAGGCGTAAAGACTGCTCTTGTGGTCAATCTGGCCAGAGCAAGAGATTACGGCTTAGAGAAGGGCCGGGAATCACTACAAAAGAAACTGGATGAACTTCAGACTGGTAACGGCGGCGGGGATGATAACCCGAAGTCTGCTGAGTAATTCAGATGTTTGAATTACTCGGAACATTGTTGGGCATTGTGGGTCTTCTCCTGAAAGCTTTCCTTGGAAAGAAGAAGAGGGATAGGGAAGACCCCAGTGTCCAACATGAGAAAAAAGCATTGGAGGCCATCAATGAAAAGAAAAAATTCGAAAAAGCGGTGGCCCGTGGCGATGTGGAATACATCAATTCAGTCATTAAAAGGAATCGTGTTACTGTCCCTCCTTCTGAGCATTCTGGTAGTAACAGGGTGTAGTTTTCTTCAGAAGGATGTCATTCTCCTTAATACCGGGGATGAACAGATAGTAGGTCAAGTAGGCGATTTCTCTGAAAAAGAACTGAAGGTGATGTCGAAATTCTACATCGTATCACCCCCTTATATCTTCAACCATGAAGAGACGGTGAAGTATTGGCGGGTGAAGGCCGAAAATCTTCAGATTAAAAACGAAGAACTCATAAAACAACTTAAACATTAAGAGGGTATCATGCTAAAGAAAATAGCTGGTATAATTCTAGCTACAACATTCGTGTTCGTGGGAACGGTGGTTTCTGAGCCGTTCCCTACATGGCAAGAATATCCCGATAACTGGATTGCCCCCCTTCAATATCCTACCAAGAAAATAGCTATTGGTGGGTATGATGAAACATCCCCAATACGTTTTTATCCAAACGGGTCTGCTTATTTTAACACAATTTGGGCAACAGATTACCACGGAACCGATGTGTGGGTTAACTACCTTTACTCTAAAAATACAGCGTCCATTTTCGCAACCGGTGGACAATTTGGATACGCCGATTCAGGAGATGCTTGGATCGCCTTCGGCTCGATTGATACTAACACTACTTATTCAGCGTCAAATGGTATTGCACTCATTGATACTAATTTCACGTTTGATGGATTATTGAATGAGATAGGTAATCCTGATAATGATACAACTTTTGTAATGGGGAACAATACACTCACATTTACCTTCAGTGGACCTGTTGGTGCAGATGGTGCATTTGAAATTGATGCTAGTGGTGGGTTCTCAGGCGATCTTGTACACATACATCAACATACTGGTAATCCTTCTTCAGTTGATCTTCTTCATTTAGAAGCTGATGATGCTGATGTAATACCACTTAAAATTATAAGCGAAGGTACTCAACCTGCGATAATTACCTTTGGTGGTGTTTATATAAGTAACGGAATTACTAATGGAGCTTATATTCAATTTGATCCTTCTTCCTTAGCATCTCTATATGATGAAGGTAAACTCTTCTATGATAGTACGAGTGGGGCATTGGCATTTTATAATGATGAAGCGGATATAACCCTACAGATTGGGCAGGAAGTATATTACAAAGCCCGTAACGCTTCTGGAGCGACAATAGATGACGGTATGATCGTCTATATAGATGGGGCTACTGGTGAAGTACCTAATATTAGATTAGCAGAAGCGGATGATGTTGCGACTACTTATGTATTAGGAATGACTACTCATCAAATTGAAGATGGTACTGATGGATATGTGACAACGATAGGCGTTGTTCATGATATAGATACCTCTTTGTATGCGGCGGGTGATCGACTATATTTAGATGACGTCACCGCTGGTAATTTTACTGACGTGAGACCGTCGATAGGAAGTAGAGTAATTGAAGTAGGTTACGTAGTTGCTGTTGGGACTACAAACGGTTCTATTGTCCTTCATAGTTCAAATGAAGATTATGTAATTAATGATACATATGGAGCAACTTGGGATGGGGTTACCGGCCAGTCAAGTTCCGCTAATGCTGTTCATGATATTCTTTCTCAATATGACTCTGATTATGACGGGGTAGTTGATTCTGTACTTAACAGTGCTGTGAGTCATACAGGGATTTCAGGAGTGAGTAGCACACAACACCATGTACCCGTCACAGCTTTAGACTTTACAGCTATAACCGGGTCTGCGACTGACTCACAGATACCGGATGATATTACAGTAACAGCGGCAACTATCTCAGGTACGATAACCTCCCTTCAAATAGCGGATGATATGGCGAGAGACTCAGAGCTTCACGCTAAAACTACCTCACTTCCCTTTACTTCAATTACTGGGACTCTTGAAGGTCTTTCAATTGGAGCTAATGGGGTAACTATTAATTGGGTGTTGGCGGCCGATGGCGCAAATGGGACTGCATGGAAGGAAGATGCGACCGGTGGAGGTGGAGGTGTATATTACGCAGGAATAGCTATGGACCTTGCTACTTCAACTTTCAACTGGGTAGCCGATACAACCATCTCTATGGGCAGTAGTGAAGCTTTTATTTTAAGTTGGGCAAATAAATCTATAACATTCGATAGTAACGGAATGGCTGTTAGTGGGACGGGTGAATCCTCAGCATACGCCATGACCATCACTGATACTTTAAAAATCCATGGTGCTGTTACAATGTCGGATATCTGTTCAACTAATAACAATTTGCTCACTTGGGGCACTGACGGGGTTCTTGAGTGTGTTACTGCATCAGGTGGTGGTGACATGTTCAAGTCAGTTTATGATGCTGATAACAGTTCGGCTATAGACTATACGGCTGGTGGGGTGCCTATTGATTGTGTTGATGGTGAGGCCATCCAGAACAGCGGAGGGTCTTCGTGGATATGTACAGTTATCGCCGCTGGCAGTGGCACAGGAGGAATGTGGACTGATATAAACTCTGCGCTTCAACCACTTGATGCAGGATATGGAATAGGGTCAGCCGTTACACCCATTGGACCATCTTTCTTTGATACTCTTACTGTAGTAAATGGGCTTACTGTTGATAATGTTATTTCAACCGCAGATACTAAGTATATTCAAGCTGATAATTCGTCGGCTCCGACAACTACATTCCTTGGGGTTGGATATATATGGACACTCAACGGCGAACCTTATGTTGCCGTAGATGGGACTATAAAAAATGCTATAGCCTACTCAGGAATGCCCTCTGTTACATTTAGTGATACAACTATGACAGGTGCAGTCGTGATGCCAGCGATTTGTAGTACAAACTCATGGGCTGTCGTACAGGGTGCCAGTGGTTTAGGTTGCGTGGAACTTACTGGTGGTGCTGAAGTTAACAACCTTGAAGCTGTCATTACTGGTATTGAGTTAGGTGAGATATTCTACGGGACAGGTACTAACGCAGGGGCTTATACAGCCCACAATTTCAGTAAGATCGCTGATAGTATTATTGATGCTCAAGTGCCTGACGATATCACTATTCTTTCTTCGGCTATTTCGGGCAACATAACCTCCGCTCAAATAGCCGCTGATATGGCGAGAGACAGTGAGTTATTTGGTGGCGACTTTACAGACCTTTCTGGAACAGCTACCGATGGCCAAGTTCCTAACCTTGAAGCACTTAGTAACGGTGCGGGAGCGGGTTCCTCTGCGTGGGTACTTGCGACTGATGGAGTGGGAAATAGTTACTGGAAACTTGATGCTACCGGAGGTGGTGGAGCTAACTCGTTTGAGACGTGGGATGTAGAGAATGGTACTGACCCTGTTGCTTCATCTGCCACTGATACGATACGACTACTTGATGGAACCGGAATTACGATTACAGGTAATGCTACGGCTGATAGCATTACAATTGCTTTTACGGGTAACTTTGCGGATATAGCTGACTCGGTGCAAGATGCTCAAATAGTTGATTCCATTGCGAGGGATATTGAGCTACATACACAGGGAACCGATACTGCTCTTGGAGCGATGGTTGAAGATATTGACATGAATACCTTGTATCAACTTATCGCTTTGGCCGCTCCTGTTGGCGCTGGTGAGGCTGTTAGAACAACTACCAACATCACAGAAGTTAACTTGATTGAGCTTACTGATGCCAGCGAGACGACTTTACATAGCCATGCTGGGGGTGGCACGACTTACAACGCAGGAATAGCAATGGCTCTCGTAGGAACTACTTTCAATTGGGTGGCTGATACAACTATTTCTATGGGTAGTAGTGAAGCATTCGTTTTAAGTTGGTCTAATAAGTCGATCACATTTGATAGCAATGGGTTTGCGGTGAGTGGAACGGGCGAAAGCTCTGCTTACGCTATGACTATTACTGACACCTTAAAAGTCCACGGTGAAGTAACTATGTCGGCTATCTGCTCAACGGATGATAATCTTGTGAGATGGAATACTGGTGGTGATCTTGACTGTATCGCCGCTGGCAGTGGGGCGGGTGGATTGTGGACTGACATTAACTCTGCACTTCAGCCTCTTGATTCTGGGTATGGAGTTGGGTCAGCCACTACGCCTATTGGGTCTTCTTTCTTTGATACTCTTACTGTTATTAATAACTTAAGCGTTGGGACAATAACTTCTACAGCTTCAACTAAGTATATTCAAGTTGATAATGCCACGGCTCCCACAGGCACATTCCTTGGAATAGGATACATTATTACAATAGCGGGTGAGCCGAAGGTAGCTGTTGATGGTACTAATTTAAGTGCGTTTTATCACTCTACTAATCTATTATTTGGGAGTGGTTTAAGTAAGTCTGGTAATACTCTTACCGCTTCGGGTGGTTCAGGACTTTGGACCGATAACACCACTTACATCATGCCCAACGATAATACTGACGATCTTGGCGCTACTGCTGAACGTATCCCTAATATTTACGCTGATACTTTAGATGCTCCAACGATAATTACAGACTATCTCTACTCCAAATCAACCGCTTCAATCTTCGCTACAGGTGGACAATTCGGTTATACAGATTCAGGCGATGCTTGGGTATCCTTTGACTCTCTTGTTGGCGGAGGTGGATTTAGTATTGCTGGCACCAACTTAACAAGTTCGGGAGCTACGGTAAGCGTTATAAGCAATCCTAGATTTACGAGTATTTCGAATCCAGTAGACCTACATGATTCCCTTTCTTGGAGTGGTACGGATACTTTTATAATTTATGAAGAAGACGATGTTTTGACTCAAAGATGGCAAGAACTACAACTGACTAGTGACGGTGTAAACTCGAAAATACGTTTATATTCACAAGATGGTTACGCCGGAGAGAGCGCAACGATGGAGATAGACGGAACCGACGGTATTATACTTCTCAACCCATCGGTTGCTGTTCAGTCTAATGCCGATATTGATTTAACTAACTCATCTCAAGTAGTCAATCTTCAAGCTCCCGCCGCACTCGGTGAGGCTATTCGACAGACCGCTAACGTGACGGAAACGAATCTGAATACTCTCACTGGAGGTGGAGATACTACGCTACATGATCATGATGGTATCTTGGAGAATATTACTCATAGAGGAAGTGATGGCACAGACCATTCCTATATTGATCAGGATGTTACGACTTCTGGCACACCCGCATTTTTATCAATATCGGCTAATTCTGTAGCTATTACAACTGCAACTATTGATAGTCTTAATCTTGGTTCTGTGTGTTCTACTGACCAATACCATCTTGTTTGGAATACTGATAATTCAGTAAGTTGTGTGTCGGCGGCTGGTGGTGGAGACATGAATACTGCTACCTATGACGTGGGAGCTAATGGGTTTATAGACCAAGCCGCTGGCGGAACTGAGTTGGATACTTCGGGGGTCACGAACGGTCAGATGCTTATTGGTAATACTACGAGTAATGTGTGGAATTTGGGCACTATTTCAGGGACAGCGAATGAGATAGGTATCGCTGTAGGTGGTGGATCGTTACAGGTAAGTATTGTTGCGAGTCCTATATTAGATGCTACGAATATAACGGGTGGGGATATTCATACTCAAGGAACTGATACAGCCCTTGGTGCAATGGCTGAAGATATCGATATGAACACCCTGTATCAACTTATTTCCCTTGCGGCACCTGTTGGAGTAGGCGAGGCTGTAAGAACGACTACGAATATTACAGAGGTTAACTTGATTGAGCTTACTAATGCCAGTGAGACAACTTTACATAGCCATGCTGGTGGAGGAAGTTTATGGACCGATCAAACGGGTTATATTCTGGTTGTGGATGATGATAATATTGGAGCAAGCGGTGATAAAGTCGCTGATATTTTCGCCACCAACATTACATCAGGTGCGTTCTTAACGGATGCCGCTGATGGCGATAGATTTATCGATTGCACGAATACTAATAATGTTTTTACCACCACAGGTTATCTTTGTTTTGATATCACCGATGATGAACTTCAATATTATGATAGTGATAGTATGGAGAGTGTACCAAAGACTTCTGATCTTCATACCCAAGGTACTGATACTACTTTAGGTACAATGACCGCTGATATCGATATGAACAATTTATTCCAAATAATTAATCTACAGACGCCAGCGGCATTAGGGGAGGCCCTTCGACAGACCGCCAATGTTACCGAAACGAATCTCAACACCTTAACCGGTGGCGGTGATACGACCCTGCATGACCATGATGGGGTTAGTGAAAACACGACACACAGAGGTAGTGATGGGAGCGACCATTCACTTAGTCATGCTCAATCTCACGATAATACTGACCACTCAACTAATTACGCAGTCCAAGGTGGAGCGGAACACGATAACTTCTCTGACTTTGTGGGAGCAGAACATCTTACTCCGGGTGATGGGCTTGTTCAGAACGGGACTGTTGTTGATGTTGTTAAGCAGACATTCTCCAGAGGAATTATAGATTCAGTAACTACAGCGGATGTTCAAATTCCTATGGGATGGGCAAATGGCTCTTGCACTATTGATAAAATTGTTTGTCGTGGAACTACATATTCATCTACAATTACAGTCTATAATGATACTGCGGCTATTTACACAGGACTTGTTTGTGCTGTGAATACCCCCGGTAGTGAGACATCACAGACATCAGGATTAGCAAATACATCTATTGCAGATGGAGCGGAGCTTAACTTTACTGTGACTGCAACTGGTGGATCAGACCCAACACTACTAATTGTTCAAGCGGAGTGTAACTAATGAAAGTAATTATCGGGACAGTCATGCTGGTCTCCTCTTCTTCGGGTGGTTTAATATTGTATTCGCCGTTGAATTTGAAACTATTCGACCGTCAGGCACATACGACACGAACGCAAAGTGGGCTAATAACTCAAATGCTTGGGATAACAGTTTAACTACAGCGGCGGACCTTACCGGTGGGCCGCCTAATCAAAGCGATAGCTGGTTATATGTTGGAGCCGTTACAAGTGTTGCGACTGATGCTTGGGATGCTCCTTCACAGTCATGGGATTCGGGGACTCTCTACTGTACCTATTCTTCTGACGGATGGGATGGCAACGATCTCTTCTCGGTTGAGATAAGAAATGGGGCCGATTCGATATTAGCAACATTAGAATCTCCAACGGCATCAGCGGTAACAAAAACTACTAAGAATTATGTTCTATCTGGTGGAGAGTTAAGTAATCAAACAGATTTGAGGTGTGTAGGAATTTATAATCGTGCTGGTGGTCAGGATACTGGCGCTTCCTATATTTATGAAGTGTGGCAAGACGGTACGTTTACTATAGTCGATGGTGTGCGCAGGAGGTTAATATAATGAAAAAGTTAATATTCATTCTACTTTTAATTCCTTCTATCATATGGGGAGCTTCGTTTAATGGGTCAGCTAATTTTGCTACTGGCAGGGTTGAAGTCTTTTTATGTACGACTCTTGCTGACTCGGAAACAGCTACGGGGAATGGAGCTAAGGAAGGATTTAAGTTTGGGACTCAGGATTGGTGGGGAAGTCCATTCACAGCTACATCAAATTATACCCTTTGTTCAGTTGAAGTGGATATGGCAAGAACAGCCACACCAGCTTCCTATAACATGACCGCTCACATCTTCCTAGACGATGGTGGAGATGATATCACGGGCTCCTCATTAGGTAATTCTGATTCAATTCCTGCTTCTGCCACATCAACAACGTGGGGGTTTATCACCTTTCCGAACATGAGTGTATCTATAACCTCCGGGACTCGATACTGGATTATGATTACATCTGACGGGGTTGATGGTACAAACACAGTTAGCATTAGAACCACTGACTTAGGGGTAGCTGGAAGAATCCATTATGATGACAATGGAGTGCCCCCAACAACTGTTTCTGACGCTACTAAAGGGACAAGGTATAAAACTTATGAATAAGTTAATTACTATAATGTTATTTTTGTTTATACCTTCTCTTGCTCTGGCAACAGAGTATACGGCGGATTCATGCTCTTACGCAGATGTACAAAGTAAGTATGCCAACTCTACTGCCCACGGTGACACACTCAACATCCCAGCCGGTACGTGTGGTTGGGGAAGTATGTTAACAGTTACTAAAGGTGTTCATTTTGCGGGGGCGGGAACTACTTCGACTATAATCACGAGGAATGGAACCGCCATAAAAGCTGATGTTGATTCGCCTAATAACTTTAGCGTGAGCGGAATTAGATTCGTGGGGAATGGGAATAAGTTATGCATAACAGGTAGTCAGACAGAGTTTTTAGTTGATAATAATGCCTTCCATGATGATGGAGATGTAGGGCTTCAGATTATTGTAGGATCAAACACATGTGCGAATAATTGTGGTCAACAAACGCTGGGAGTTATTTCAGCAAACAGCTTCTTATCCACTGTCGGTGGTACTAGTGGAGACGATAAGAGTTTTATTTATATCACCTCAGATGGAACGGCCAATGGTTATTCTCGATCATCAGGTATTGGTGGAGCCGATAACATGGTCTTTGTGGAAGATAATACCTTCTATGCTTGGGCTGATTGGGGCAAAGATCACGCTGTCTGGACACAGTGTGGTGGGTCTTATGTGTTTCGATATAATACGGTTGATAACACAAACGTAGATATGCACGGAAACTGTTCATGGTGGGGTGGGAGAGAGTTTGAGATTTATAATAATGATTTCGATTGTAGCCAAGCTCAAAATGAAGCTGGTTCAGATGGGACCGATAATGCGATAAACGTTCGTGGTGGAACAGGTGTGATATGGGGAAACACTTGGGTATCTACGGGTGGGGCTACTTGTCAGATGAGATTTACGATCTATGACATGAGACTTACGGCCGGGTGTAATGCCACTCTGTATCCGGGCAACCAGTGTACAACTGCGGACATAAACAGCGACGATAATTACCCTTGGGAGTATGGCCTTGGTAGAGGAGAGGATAACGGTCTTGATCCTATTTATAGTTGGGGAAATAGTTGGATGAGTAATTCACTTACCTATGCTAACCTTGATTGGGTTGATGGTTCACAGTGTGATTCAATACTTGATCCAGACATGACTTTAATTGGGACAGGGGCAAGAACATTAGTAGAAGAGGATAGAGATTGGTACTTTCAAACTGCAAGACCAACGTACACACCTTATACATACCCTCATCCATTACGAGGGGAACAAGAACCCGAAGGTGTAACTAACGTTCTTCGTGGTGGCTCACTGAGAGGCGGAAGTATTCGGTAGAAAGAACAAATATAAATACTTAAAACGTAGCTTTGTCGGAGTTTAAGAATTATACACCACACAGGATGATAATTATCTCTGTGTGGTGTAATCCTACTTAGGGGATACAATGCGTATAGTATCATTTCCTTCAGCGGCCGGATTCACTGTTGAGATTGCGTTCGTGAGAGATTCCAATCCATTAGAAATGTGGGATGGGGTTTCTGCGTGGACATTGGTTTCAACATATCATGCAATGAGCTTTGGAACAATTGATAACAACTATTACATTACGGATTCTGACATAGTTCCCCCAGATGAAAGATGTTGGACCATTGCCCGTGGACAAATAGGTGCTGGTCCGTTTACTAACATAGATTCTAGGTTGTTCGATCCATATACCGCTGATGCTCCTATGAGTATTGATGCTCTGTACAACTTACTTATCGCCGGGGCGTTGAACCCGGTAACTTTCCACGTAACTGATGACCAAGGAGTTCCACAAGTTGTTCCGGGCCTGACCCTTGAGATTTGGGATTTGGGTGGGGTGCTTCGATACAAGAAGGGTATTACGGATTCAAACGGGGACTGGGTAACTGGAGGACTTCCGGAAGGCGATTATACCATTCGTGGATTCTCCCCAACACATAGCTTTACAGAACAGCCTATTACCATTCCAGTTGGGGGAGGCACAATACCTTTATCGGCTGTGAGGACTGTTTTTGCTCCGGGGTCATCTCCGGGTCTTACCACTCTCTGGGGATATACGGCTGATATTCTGGGGGTAGCAATTGAGAACACTCTTATAGAGATTCTAACTTATGCACCCGTGGCAGTCTTCTCAGGGGGATCGGCCATTGATGGGGATAAACATCTCATCTATACGGACGCTTCAGGATACTTCTCTGTAGGCGTGGTACAAGAGATTCCCATTCGTATTAAATGTCAAGCTGTAAAATATAACAGGTCTATCACATTCGCTGATACTGTGGCGGATATGGATTGGCAGGACATTCCTATTAATAACGACACTCACGCCAGCTACAATTAGGAGTAAGAGATGAAAGGGTTTATACAACATTCAATTGAAGAATCTATGAAGAGAATGATGTTATACGGGGCTATGGTCTCTATGGAATATGATAAGAGTTACAAGAAGAATGAATCCTCTATTCTCCGTGACCTCAAGATTCTTCAACGGGCCAACAAGGTCTATTCAGGAGATGAACCGCTTAAACTCCAGTACATCGAATTCCAGATTCTGGGAACGAATGGTGTTATTAAGCCCAAACCTGATTGGGAGAAGTTGGTCGTGGTCAAGGATCAGATTAGTATCTACGAAATCCTCCGGGGTAACAACCAATACACGAAGGCCGCTCTTCGGCCAGTCAAGGCAATCGTGTTTGCTGTAAAGGAGTAGTCATGCAATTTAAGGATATGATCACGGAAAAAAAGGGTAACAACCCACGAGAAGAATTTAAAAAATATGTTAGTACAACCCAGACGTTGATGGGTGATTTGGGAAAACTTGAAAAAGCTTTTTCTGATACTATGCAAGATGAACTATTGATAAAATATCGGAAAGAGTTTGAAACATTGTTAACGGCGATGAATAATTTTAATATAAACACCCAGAAACTTTTAAAAGCTATTAAGTAGGAGTAGTCATGCACATTTATCTATCTGAAGGACATGATGCTAAACGCCGTGGCGCTGTGAACGCCAAGTACGGTCTTTCCGAATATGACTTAGCCGTCCCTATCGCCGCTATGGTGTTTTCAGAACTGGCCCATCTCCCGGCCGTCACGCTCATGGAGCAGGACACACTGGGTAATGTTATCCGTTCTATGAAGGCAAAAGATGTGGACAAGACAATCAGCATCGAATTCCACTTTAATAGCAACGTAGGAACCCCGTGGAGAGGCTGTGAGACACTTTATCTCCATAACCTAGCACTTCCCCTTGCAGAGAGCGTACAGAGCGCTACGCAGGGTTATATGGACAATCGGGACCGTGGGGTGAAGCGTCGGGATAACCTTGGATTCCTGAAGACGGGTTCCGTGTCTCTCATCCTTGAACCATTCTTCATAAACAACGATGACGAACTAGAGAAGTTCGTCATTAAAGAAGATAAATCTGGAGTGGATAACTGGAAGCTGAAGGCGCTGGCCAAAGCTATGGCTTTTGGGATTGCCGCTGGGTATCATAGGATAACATAAAACACAATAATAGCAATTATCCAAATAATCACCAAACCAATAATACAAGGAAGATGTTTTCTCTCTTCCTGTCTGGCCCGAAGAATACCTTTATGTAATTCCAACATATTCATAATGCATTCTCGTCCCAGTTCTTAAGCATATCCTCCATCTGTTTACTTATACGATCCATCCTTTTAACATTACATTCAAAACACCAATACGGGGACCATGCTGTTCCTGCTAGATTTTTACACTCGGATTCAATACCAATACATGGTAATCCCGATTTGTGTCTTGGGTGATTACCTTCGTGTTTGGGGTCTTGATAAGGAAACATAATCAGGAGTCCTCCACTATTATCCCAGCGATAAGAATGCAATTAACACAATCATTTCTATCATGACCATGAACGCAAATTATGCCTAATTTGGGAGGGGCATCATCATTAGTAGCCCAAAAAAGTAAATCGCTAAGACTCATTATTAAAAGTCCTCCATACAATTCTTACACAAGTCCACGGTGGCAACTCCATCATCCATATCAGATTGTGTAATAACCTTACTACATTGACAACACATAAGTCCGGCCTTGATGGATTCATCCCGCTCTTTGGCAATAGCCTCCTTCGCCTTGTCAACAAGATACTCCAGTTTCCGCTGAAGAGCATCCCGGAGTCCCTTGAGTTTTTCCGTGGGTAAAGTCTTCAGGTCAGCGGAGACAACATAGTTTGGGGGAGGCTGTAAAAACTTCTCCATCAAGACTTGGGTTAGATTAATAATCTGGTTCTGATACCCCGCCCTAATTCTTTGATTCTTGGTCATTTTGATTTTCTTTTTCCGTCCCTGTTTTCCGGCCATGATGAACCTCCTTTTCAAAATTACATAAACACCCAATCACCAGTGGACCACTTTCTATATTGATAAGCTCCACATCGATCACATGTTCGACTACACCCACATTTTTCCACGTCCCACTTATGACGAATTATACAAAGAAATTTCATGTTGTTGATTCCTTCTTATATTGTTTTATAAGATTGTTTATCTTCTTCCCCCAAACAGTATTTTTAAACGGTGAACACATTAGGGTTATTCGAATCATCTCCAAGAAAGTTTCTGCACGTTCCGCTCTTGAAAATTCCTTTACATAATTAATAGATAGTTCATCTGGTTGAAACCAGTTATCATGAGACATTATTTCTCCCTCAAGGGCCAGACCTCATGGAATACTTCCCAGAAGATTTTAGCGTTATCAAGAAGGTGCCATATGGCCATATCTCTGCGCCCGGAATCAGTGATGTCCATTTGCCGGAAAGCTTTATGGAATTGGAAAGGATGTCCTTGGTCCAATAACAGCAATACGTTCTCCCGTTCACTTTCCAATAAACACCATAATGCCAGTTCGTGGCTCTCCGGTGGAAGCAGATTTTTGGTAGCCTTTTTTAAAAGGTCAAGAAATCGTTCGCCGTTTGTCATAAAAACCTCCCATTAACCCATTTTTCTTGGACAATATCAAGACCATCTATTTTGAAAAGGGTGGGGTCATCATCTCCATCGAATAGAACAATAGCCCACTGTTGGTCGGTTACACAGATTCTTCCATAATATTGCCCCTCCCTACCTTCATCATAAAAGCCGGAAGCTATACGACATTTTTTAGAAAAATCTCCTTCAAAATTATATTCGATTTTTTGTTTCATGGGCTATTCCCCCTTCTCGCTCTGGCCCTTATCATATCTTGTCTTTCAAAATCACACCCAGCTAAATGAAGAGGTGCTTGGGCCAGACACACCACACACCGAATAAACCTTTTCTTTTGAGTGAGATTTATCCATTCATACCGGATCACGACAAAAGATTTACAGGACACGGCCGTCTTCAACTCCCGGACCCGGCGCTTTAGTTGTCTTACCGCCATCATAAGTATAATAACAGCGAATGTCAATAGGATTGTGGCCGTTGTTACAGTGGCGAAGTAAGCAACTCCAATAGCGTCAATCATTTGTCCACCTCATCTCCGAAAGTCAATCCCATATAGTAAGCGTCATCTGGATTGAACTTAGCCGCCCAGTATGTCTTAAGTTCGGCTAGTTCGTTGGCGTCCACCATACTCTCTGTCTCCCATTGGTGGAAGCGCATATTCTGATGGAATTTCACCCCAAGGGTACACTTAACAGGTATCCTGATAGGACACTTTTTCTCCCGCAATTCATCAAGGCTAAGTGTTTCACTTATCCAAATTCTGTTTCTCATGACCTTGAAAGAGTTAGAGTCCCACGCTGGAACACACACTATGATGTAATCTTCTCCAACCTCTTCAATCCGGACAAGGCTCCGGTATAATTTATTTTCTTTCTTTTCCTCTGGAGAAGCATCATCCGGATCACCTACTCCTCTTCTAAACCAATCGTGTTCTTTTGTCATAACAGACCCAGTGCCTCCTTGTCAGTGGTGGTGAGTTTGGCCAACGCCTGTTTTTGGAGTTTATTCTTGGCAAGCTCTTTCTCAGCTAAATCACCTCGTGTCAAGGTAACGCTCCCGTAATAGTTGCAATCCTTGACGATAACTTTATCAGCCATGTCTCCCAAAGCTTCTGTGAAGAACTTAATACGCTGGGGTCTGTTCATACCCCATGTACCCGAATCGATATTAAACATGACGTTGACTTCTGTCTTAACCGGGTCATACACTTCCGGCCGCTCTATCTTTTCGAACTTGAGTTGATAGAACTGGCGGTCTGCCAGATGAAATGCAATATCCACCCAATGACCGTACCACGTGCCAAGGTGACGTTGGCTCCTGCCCTCACAGTCCCCGTCCGTGGTTACTTCCCAGTACCCAACTGGATTGAGATATTTTTCTTCATCTTTGTCAGCCATGATGAACCTCCTTTACAAATTTACAATGGTTCCAAATTCTTTTCAAAGTACGTTCTGGTAACTAACCACTGGTCAGTGTGACAGTCCGGATCACGAGCAACCATATCACCTTCTCTGGGTGTGATTTCCGGACTTACGGATATTTTGCTCAAGTCTTCTCCGGGGATGTAAGGTCTCATTTCGCTTGGTTGTATGTTTGTTCTTCGATACTTTTTCCACGGCATGGTTTTTCTCCTTTGGAAGTTCAATTACAATTGTGTCAAGCGTCTTGCCGTGTTCTACAAGACAGTCAGCACACCAAACGGTTGCGCCAGTATATCCCCGGCCACACATGGGGTTATTTGATGGACAACAATTAGGGAGCAGGGGGTACTCCAAACAAAAAGAGGGCTCCCATTATTATAAAAAAGATAACAGCCAGCCATGCTACCCACGGTGTAGTTCTAAACCCGCTCATATCCCACGCATCATACGGGCGTCTTTCCTCTAGTTTTCTTTTCATGATCATTAGGGTCCGAGTGGAAGACGTTCATTAATTATAGATTCTAATATCAGAACTCTTGACAGAAGCTCGTCAATAATTCTTTGTAATATATGTGGGTCTTGTGTTGGATACATGTTTTTCTCCTTTTATAATACCACAGTTATACAGGGTTGTTATGAATTTTTTCCAGATTATGAGTGCTGGTATGAATCCATTCCCCAGTAGCCAAAAGAATATTACCTTTTTTGACTTCATCAACCATAGAAATCACTGGTATCAACGACCCTTTAGCGTGGTAACTGATTTTCAAACCAACCAAGGGCTTTAAAGCCCTTGGCCATTTGATAAATGGTAGTGATGGTCTACTATACGTTAGTGCTCTCATGTCGCCTCCTCTTTCAATCTATGCTTATTTAGAAGCTGTTCTATGTTTTTCCATAAGTGCAACTTTCCTTGTCTTTCAAGGTGCTCTGCCCATTCAATATCACTGACACTACAGACAAAAGTTGCCACGACTTCCTCTTCATGCTCTGGAGTATCATAAGTATTTTTTATTGGATCGTACCATCCTAATGCTAGTGCATTTTCTACTGCATCTTCACACCCGCATTTTAGGCAGTATGCTCCGGGCCATCCAGACCATCTATGATTATTCATACCCATTCTCCACACTGTAAGTAGGGGTTCTCATTTCGGTTTCCCTATATGAGCGATCCACATAAATATCCACCCGAACGTCATTAGTACAAATGGGTAGGGATATGTGTCTGGACGGCCAATGAAGATTAATCCGAGGATACCAAACAAACCACCAAAAGCCAAAAATATAATATTAAGTTCTTTCTCAATACTCTTCATTATTACTCCTTTGATATTAATTCTTCGGGCCAAGGTACATAATGCTCAGGGCTCAGGAAACAATTTTCACAGGCGAATTCCTTACCATCGATTCCGGCGGAATAAGATGCCCCAAACGGAAGTTCTTTTTTACAGTGTATACATGTTACTATTTTCAACACCCTCCCAAAATACTTTTTCAATTTAGCTTCTGAAGGAGTTTTCATTCTTGAACCATCTTCAAGAATCACCTTGTGGAAGGTCAAGGGGAAACTGTTGTAAGGTGTCCACCCTCTAACTGCATAAACTATTTTGTTTTCAACGATGAAGCTCACACCGCTTGTCCACTTGAAAAGAAGTGTTGATCTCCAAAGCTCACCGTGCGTTGTTACTTCGAAATCACCGGGGATATTATCCACAATACTCAGAAGCTTTCCGGTTACCTTATAAATAAATCTTGCAACAGCCTCTTCACCATCTCTTTTAACAGCCGCTTTCAGAAGTGTTTTCCACTCAGGCTTCAGGGTGTAAACTTTGGGAGAAGCTATCTTGTTGCTGTACATCCCCATGTGAACACTATCAACCAGTCTTGCAAAAAGAGAATAGTAGTGGTTGTTCCTGTTCCACTTGGGAGAATAACTTTTGGTGTAAGGAATAACCAGAATGTCTTCAGCTATCCGGAATTCCCGGATAGCTCCGAAAACTCTCTTACGGTAGTCAGCTTCGATCCTTTTTCTCCAGACCTCAGAAATGTCAGTCACTAATTTTTCAACCCTTGCCCTACCCGTGTCACTTACACTCAGTTCAAGCTCAACTCTTTCGATATCAGCCTTGGCTTTCTTTGACAGGGGTTTGGTAACGACTGCATCTTTGATCTCGTTTCTGAGAGCCTTGAGCTTCAGAATCCTCTCAACGGCTTCATTATAATCTTCATTGAGATTGAGGTTTTCAACCTTGAAGTTGTGAACATAATCGGGGAAGTCCCAGTAAAGATCATCGTAGTAATCAGCCTTTGTCGGCTCTGCCTCTCTCTTAACCAGAAAATCCTTCATGAGTTCACTTCGAACTGCATCGTATTCACGGCTGACCAACTCATTGGCTCTTTTCTTAGCCGCCATGGAAGTGAAGCCAGCATTTAAAAACTCTCGTGCTTTCTCACTTCGTTTTGTGTTGGTTGTGGTTTTCATAACAGCCCTTTTTCATCAAGTTCTTTCTTGATTGCTTCTCTCTCATCCCGGCTCATATTCATCACGGTGTTGATGACCCCGTAACAGTGTGGCCAAGCATCATGACAGATAGCGGCAACAACCATGAAGTAGGGAAGTTTGGTCCCCCAGTAGGCTCTGTCTTCCGGGTCCGAAAGAGTCACATCAACAGCCTCTTCGGTATCTGAATCAAAGTTCCATCCATGATGTATTGGTAAAGAAATATTGGGAATGTCAGTATACCCTTCACAATAAATATATCGTGGGGTTTCTTCTAAGCTATTATTGTAACACTTGTTGTTGAAAGTCTTTCCCCGGTCCTCATGTCTGACAACGGGATAGGCAACAGCTTTCTCAGTAGCCCAAGTAATAGGATTCCAACCGAAGTTATCTGGGATAGGTATCACGCTACTTGCAAAATTGACATACTCTTTGAAAGCTTCAATTCTTTTTGTCTTGTCTGTCATTAACTCTTACCTCCACTTACAATATAACCTTTTTAGGCGGAGATGTCAATTAAAATACTACTCTTTTTTAAGAGAATGGTTGTGTCGTGGGATCATAGCATAACGAGAAGGAAGAGACGGAAGGGGGCGCATTTTTACAGGCTTATCACATCCCGGACAAGCGTAACGGTTAGTCTCTTTATCATAATCCCCCATAAAA